CATTTTTGAATATGCGCCTCAATTGTACTTATAGTTGCTTTACCCATCGGAAACTCTTTAATCACTAATTTACCAGGTAACTTAGTAATCGCCTCTTCTACAGTTGATCTATGTTGTTGAATAACATTAACTGATATGTCTGTGAAACAAGCATCATATCGTTTACCAACATATGCTTCAGATAATTCTAATGTGTAATGATTAACTGTGAATCCTAACTTAACTGCTTGAGCACCTAACGCAATTAATGACCAACTCTTACCTCCGCCTGGTGAACCAAATATTAAACCAAAATCACCACCACCTAAACCACCTTGTAATAGTTCATTTATTTTCTTCCATGGTGTAGCAATAGCATTTCTATATTCTTCACGGTATCTATCCTCAACATCTTTCTCATACTCATGACCTAAATTTTTCTCCATACCAGCTTTTAATGCTTGGTCAATTAGGTGTCTGATATCATCATACATTCCTGATTGTAATAGGTCAACTGATGATAATAGTGCTTTTTTTAGTTGTTGGTTCTTGCAAAAATTACTAAACTCTTCTTCAACATAAGCAGCGTCCTCAACACTTATTTTATATGATTCCTTTAATTGCTCTACTACTGATGTTTTTAATACTTCATTATCAATTTTCTTTACTTCGATATGTAAAATATCAAGTGTAGGAATGCTATGATAATGATCAAAATAATCAATAATTTGTTTAATTAACCATTGATGTGCTTGGTTATCAAAGTATTCAGTTGTGAGTACATCCCTAATATTTAGTAAGAACTTTTTGTTCTTCAATAATGAACTAATAATCTTAACTTGGAAACTTAATCCATAGCTAGATAGTTTTGAAAACGCAACCATAATTTTATTTTATTTTGTATGACGTAAGATATGAAAAAACATCTTGAAGCCAAAACTCTACGTTGGGGATTGAATCTCCAAGACAATCTTCTTTATACATCTTAATGAACTCATTTCTACTGAATGGTGGAACAGGAGCAGCAACAATGTTTAAAATATCTTCTTTATCAAAAACAAAAATATTTGGATTGTTTATATCCATCAACTGTTTGTTAATCATAAGTTGATTTCTAAAATTATGTATGTCCTCATACCTACCTTTCTTATCTTTAGCATCCTCTAATATTTCCTCTATTGTAATTGGCTCTGTAGCCAATTTAGGGTATAATTTAAGTAATGTTTTAGGTCCTATTTTACTAACTCCCGGTATATTATCTGATTGGTCTCCTAGTAATATTTTCTGTGTTAGAAAATTCTCGGCTATAATACCATACTCATCTTTAATAGCAGTAGGTGTATAAAACTTTTTCTTAATAGGAGAATAAACACTTACTCTTTCATTTACTAATTGTAAAAAATCTCTATCAGCACTTACTATTATAACTTCGTTTTGTAGTTCTTTACTTAAGTAACCAATTACATCATCAGCTTCAATTTTATCAATTGACATTAATGATACTGGTAGGCATTTTAAGTATTCAACCAAACGAAGCATTTGGTTAGTGATAGATTCAGATTCATCTTCTCTACTCTCAAATCCATCCCAATTAGTAATACGTTGTAATTTTCTATTTGCCTTATAAGCAGGAAATAAATTTTTCTTATTGTTAGTATTACCTAATCCATCAAACACTAATATTACCCTAGTAGGTTTTATATGTCTAATAAGGAAACCTAGTGATTTTAGAAACCCTGTTAGGCCACCTATATGGTGGCCGTTAGGGTTCATATGATGAATCATGGCAAAACTTCTCAGAAACATATTCATACAATCTATCAGTACCACCTTACTATCTAGATGTAAGGGTTGGTCTTTAGTATTCTGAATACTTTCAAATATGTGGGCGTATTTACTCTTCGACATCTACATTAGCGCTTATAGTGGTTCCATCTAATTCACTGTCTTCTTCTACAATATCAAAGTCAGTTGTACCTAAAACTTGTAACCACTCATGTGAGTGAAGTTTCTTGTAATCATCAACTGCTTTTTTATCGTCCTCAATAAACCCATGCACTGTCATAATAGATGCACCTTTACTAGTAACGCCTGTAATGTGATTTTTATCAACTGATATTTTTGTTCGTTTAGCAAACTCAACATCTTTGCCATTCTTAGTAGCTTTAATCTTATTAGTACCTGGATTTGTGATGTTACCAAAGGTAATAACAAGTGATGAGTCAAAGAACATAGTGTTTCCACCTTTATTCTTCATCTTAGGTTGTTCCATAGGTGATCCTGGTTTGTCAACCCATACTTTATTAACTGCTACTAATGTATTAGTATATTGATAAGTTTCCTTACGTGATAATACTATTTTTTGGTTAATAAAGTTACCAAATTGTTGAGACATAGCACCTGCATTCCACTCATTGTTGTTTTTGTTTGATTCAATACTCAAACGACATGGAATACTACCTACTGAATCCCAGAAGAAACATAAATCATAAGGTAAATTACCTTTAGATTGTTCATCTAACATATCAGCGATGAAAGCTGCTACATCTTCTACTGTATTTAGTTGTCCTCTATCTGTATAGATAAAGAAACCTTTATAATCTGTAACTTCACCTGTAGTTTCATTAACTATAGGCTCGATTTCAAAACCCATTTGTTGGGCGTGTTCCCAACTCCACTTCATCTCTGTAATAATAAAAACAGGTAATACACCCATTTTTTGTGCAGCGACTGCAGCCTCAAGCATAGCTGTTGTTTTACCGGTATCCGAGTGACCACGTAACAAAGTTATGTGGCCAACCGGTATCCCAGGTATAGACAGAGTGTCTTGAAAGGCTTTCGAAAGTGGAATCCAACGTTGTGGTTTAAATTTCACAGGTTGATCTAGGTATTTTGCTTGCTTGAATCTATCAAGGTCAAATGTTCCCTTAATCGCTTGTGAAACACTAGCGTTTAAACTCTTTTTTACGTTTGCCATTAAATTGTTGATTAGTCGTTAAATAAACTGTCGAACTCTTCTTCATCGAAGCCCTTTTTCTTAGGAACGATAGCTTCTACTACCGCTGGTGTAGGATCAGCTTCAGCAGCTTCTTCTGTTTCAGCAGATGGTTCTAACCATTCCATTAAAATCGTTTTCATTTCTTCGAACTCGTACTTCTTATAATGAGTAAGTACGTCTGGTTGTTCACTAATCCAAGCTTTGATTTGCTCATTATCATCTGATAATGCTGACGTTTTAGGCTTAATACGAACTGAAGACTTATTGTACTTAGTACCTGTAACATCAGGACCTACAGTGTCGATAGTCATATCACGACCATCCATTACGTCTGTGTAGTCTCCGATATCCTCATCTTCAGCGATACCTAATAACTCGAGATACATTTCTCTACCAAATTCCCACAAACGAACACCTTTGTCTTCTTCACCTCTCACGATAACAGGAGCAAAAATTCTCATCTTTGGGCTAATTTTCTTAGCCAAAGTCCAGTTTTCTTTGTCGCTTGTTTTCTTTAATTGAGCTGCGAATTCAACAATTGGATCTTTCTCGTTAAAGTTAGTTAATGCTAACATGGTTTTGTTTCCAACACCATAATGAAACATTACTTCTCTAAACGGATTTTGTTTGTTGAATCTAGACGGAACGATTCGAATCACTTGTTTGCCAACTGCTGGCTTCCAGAATGTTTTGGAGCGATCTTCCTTAGAAGCGCCACCTTTCTTGTTTTGCAACGATTGTAATCGGTTGCGGATAGCATTTAAGTCCATTTTATAACTGTTTTTATATAACTGAAATTAAGTAAATGATCTTGGAAGGCCAAACCTATATTGTATAATCTGCGAAATTTGGTACTACTAGTACTTCTGATCCATTGTTGTTGAATTGGAGTAATCCTTTACCTTCTTCATTATCAGGTAAAACATATATGGTGATTGTTTGGTCTGATGGGTTTACATCTATTCTGCCGCAATTTGTATCATCATAGTCTGAGTGTACTATGTATGTTCCTTTGTATTTATTAAAGAATTCATTTATCGCGTTTGGATTATTTTCTTCCTCGTCCCATTTATCTTTATCTAAAGTACTAAATGTTAGTTTATTTTTTACTTTATTAAACGGACCAGCAAAATCTCTAGCATCTTTACCCTCATAATAAGAATAATAACCAGCACCCCAATTTGTTGAACCTAACAATCCTTCATCAAAATTAAATAATCCTAAGTTTTCTATTTCCTTCATAACATCCTCACCATACTCAATAACTTTAGTAGTTATTGGTTTATTAATGTTGTATTCTTTCAATAAATCCATTAACTTGATCATGACTATGACAAATAAATGATGTTATTAATTTTGGTTTCTAGTTTACGCAACCCAGTTTCCTGAGTAAGTAATATTGTGTTTCTGTAATCTTCCCATGTAATTTTG